AGTAAAAGATTTGCGTATTGAGAGTATATAGCTTTTGAAGGACTAAAACCAACACTTGCATATTGTGGTTGGTGGGATCCTGAACCGTATAAGTGTCCATATGCTATAGAAAATTGAGATTCTCTGTCTGCGTTTGATGACGCAGCTTGTCTAAATACGTCTAAATAGTATTCACCGGAACTAGCACTTTGTACAGAAGAAGTATGAAATTCTCCTGTTCCCATAACTCCATCTTGGTTAGACCACATTGCTGCAGTTATTACATCAGTATCTGCACTTTCAACGATGTCATCTCCACCAAATCTTTTATATAGTGGTTGTAAAACTGGAGACGTTGGTCTTCTTCTAACTTGTCTTATTCTTGGAAGGTCTCTTCTACGTCCAACCCTTTCTATTTGATTTCTTCTAGGTGAACGACTAAATCTATCGCTATATTTTACCATGGTTTATCCTCTTAGTATACTGCTCGTTCTAATATATTAGAACTTAAGTTTTCTTTATTAACTGTTAAGCTTATTGTTTGTACTCCACCAGTTTCGTTACCAATAATGGTTATTGTTGCTGTTTTTGTTTCAATCGGTTGAGGTTTTGAAACAATTTGAAATCTTCTACCAACAACAGAAATAGACTTAGTACTGTCACCAGCAAAATCTGCAATGGTTGGATTAAATCTACTGTCTATTTCTCCTCCTGGAGCAATATTTAAGTAGGCTGCGTCTGTATCAGATAAAATAGCAGTATACCCATAAGTATTATTTCCGCCAGCAAAGTTAACTGTTGTAGGAGTAATAGTTGCAGACTGACCTCCAACTGTAAGAGTTATTGCAGAAGGTTGTACAGATAAAACAGGCATTCTTGCAACATTTTTAGGTAAAGTTACCAGTTTATATTTCATAGTTTGCGTTTCGTCTGGAACCGCTTCAACTAGTGGTAAAGCTTCGATAGCTTGACCGTAATAGTTTGATCCAAGAGAGTGATTAACATCCCATAAATTATAGTCTATTTCATCGTCTGCCAACGCAAACTGCGAAATATTAAAAAATTCAGAACCTTTTGCTAAAAGTTCTCTACCTTTTTTGGTTAAAATTGCATCTACTGTAATTGTTGTTTTATCTAAATATCCCATATTGTGTACTCCTTACATTTTTATTCGTATATAAATATATCTTTTCTATAAAATTAGTTCAGTTTAGCTTCCTCTATTAAACCTTCCGGTTCTAGGATTAGGTCTAGCACTTACCCTTCCAGAAGATCCACCTCTAGTTATGTTCGTTACTCTTTGTGGTCCACTTCCTTGTCCTGCGGTTTGTATTCTTCCATCTGCTCCATCATCTTTTGCCACGTATTTATATGGACTTATTTCATTAAATTCTACTACAGGCCCTCCATCAATAGTTTGAGAAGATTCCATATTAAAATCAGATCCAACAAGCTTACACCCATTATAATATACATTGTGAATTGCCGTTGCTTTATAGTCTTGAAATTGAGCAGCTTCTGATAAGGAATGAGATGGTATTGGCGTTCCAAATAATCTATCCCCTACATAGTCGCTAACCCTATTTGATAATATATGGCTTTCAGGAATTGGCCTTCCTAAAGATTGGCTATACGCTGATGCATAATAAAATAATTGTTTTTTTCTTTCAAATGAAAATCTAGATTGACTAACAAACGGTATAGTTATTTCAGTTGTAAACTTTCTATTTAATCCCCACTTATGATAAGCATCTGTTACTGCTTCTCCTTCTTGCGCAGAACTACTAATTACTATTCCTTCATATGAACTATAAGAACACGTGTAATTGTCTAAATTACCGCCACCGCCACCAGCGTGGATATTAGGGTGAGGAGGAGTATGTATTGTCATACCAATACTATCTCTTTCCCAATAAGGATTCCAAATTCTAGCACCATTTTCTCCTGTTGCCGAGACGTTTGATAAATCTACAGTTGTATATATGTATCTTGACCCTTCAAACCTATGGTCATAGTATCCTGCATAATCTACTCCGCCTTCTAATTCACCAACTGCTGTATTTATTAAGGCTTGTTCTCTTTCTTTGTTTGTTGTTGCAACAAAGTTTTTATTTATCTGTTGGTTTTTGTGGGCAGCTGTTAAGGCTTGGGTACCAGTTCTTCTTCCTTTATCAAAAGAATAGCTTGCTGCTGGAACGAGTCCTTTATAGTATGTTTGATTTCTATTTCCGTCTGGATCGTTTGCTGGGTCGGTTAAAGCGCTTTGAGATATTTCTTTATATACTCCTCCAACTTCAGTAGTGTTTCCACTAGCAGACGCTATAAATAAATTTATAGATCCATCAATTACCGTTTGTTGAAAATTATTAGTTGCGCCATCTTTAAAACTGTATCCTTCAAGGCTAGCACTAGGTCTTGCTATAATTTTAGGTCTTTCTAGTCCGTGAGGTTTAACTAATAATCCAACTTGTGCATTTGTTCTAGCAGGTAATAATTGTCTTACCGTTCTAAATAATGAATCATCAAAATATTTTAATATATATAAAAAGTCAAAAAATGACGGATTACCCGTATATTTTCTAAAATATTTTTCACGTAAATCTTTTAAAGACCCGTATGATGGTTTATATTCATCACTTGGGGCTCCAACAAAATCATCATATTCAAACGGTCCAAACTCATGAGCTATATCTAATTCTACTTCGTCTACTGGAGAGAAATAAATACCAAGTCTATTTTCGTCTACCGGGTTTTTATCTGCCGAACTAAATTCATTTTTACTTTCAACTGAAAGATTTCCTTTTAGTTCGTTATCTTCAAGTCTTATTTTTTCAGAATATGGAGAAGGTCCAATATTTCTAGGACTAAGAGTATAATATCTTTCCTCAACTTCTTCATATTGTAATAATCCAGTATTTGTAAATCCTCTAAAAGATGCTGAAGTTTGTATGTCTGCTGCATGAGTGCTGTCAGGATTAAGAAGTCTAAATCTTGTATATGAATTATCTGGGTGGCTAGATGAAACTACAGCTCCATTTACAAAGTCAACCTTATGTAAGTTAGCACCAAGACTCCATCTAGCTATCAAATCGGAAAATGAACTAGTCTCATTTGTAGAGTTTGCAATTGTTCTAGGCGCTGAAACGTGATAGTTAAAATATGACTCTGTTAAATGGTTGTGATAGACTCTCCATTCTTGAACAGACCCTGATAAAGTTTTTGCCTCAGATAAAGAATTAAATTCTGATGCTAAGTTTCCTGCCCAAATTGATGTGTGTGGATCCCCTCCCAAATATTGTTTTAGGGTACTTGCTGTTTGCGCTGTAGGATATGCATCATATAAAGTTGGGTTCGTGTAGAGCGGAGATATTTGCTCATCTCTACCCCAAGCGGAATTTAATACGAATCCAGCCTTAGTTGTTCCGTCTGTTGTGTGGCTTGCAGTAAGATTATGGCTTATTCTTCCAAACGCACTAAAGTCTCCTTGTTTTTTACAAAATAGGTCATATGTAAGGTTTTGTCCATGGTGGTCATCTATTGATACCGATTCTGTGAATGCATAATCATGTAGTACCTTATCTAATTTATCAGCATCATATCTCATAAAGGCAACGCTCCACCAATCACCATCAAATATTGGACCATAATCTGTTGATGCTGTTATTGATGTCTCTCCTTGGCTTCCACTAATTGCAAAAACCATTCTACCATAAGGACTGTCTGAAGGCGCTGAAGCATTCATTGATGTTGTGTGTTCAGCTATTATAGATAAACTACCACTATGAGTATTCCAAAGTACAGTGTTCCTTTTTAATTTTGAATTTGCAATAACTCCTTGGTGAGATAAATCTGGTATTTTAAATCTAAATTCAACTGTATCTGGGTACCTTTGTGGGCCAACATCAGCAGTTGCAACGGCCCAAGGAGCTTCAAGGTAGGCTCCTCCAAAAGCAGAACTACTTTCTATTCTTAAAGCATAATTAAACTTATCATATATTATCTTAGAATGCCTGTTTGGAAGTTTTTGAGGACCTCCATATTCATACACCTTTAATATCGTAGATGGTAAACCATAAAGATTAGTTATTGCTCTAACACTTCTTTCCGTTCCCTTTGTCTTATAAATCATTGGAAGATTGTTTAATATTCTTTTCCACAGTTCTTTTGATATATCTTCCTTTGAAAACGATTCAGTTGCTTGTGTGTTGTTTGCGTATGTAATTGATTGACTAAAGTCTGTAGTATGGTTTATATTTTCATTACCATAACTTCCAGAAACATCTGTTCCGTTTGTATATTCCCACAGGTCATTAAAGTCAAATCCTTGGTGAGGATACCACCCAAAGGACTCAAGTACTGGTTGAATAAGATCTTTAGATAATCCTTCATAGAGTGGATTACTTCTGTCGTGAATAGATAAAAGCTCTTTGGTATAAGAATATATGTAGTCAAAGTGCTGAGACATCATATCAACATACAGTTCAAAGCTGCGATTATCTTCGTCTTCTCTAATGTGGGAAGGAATAAGATTCTTAAGGCTATTTTGGTTATTTACATCAAAAATAGAAGCAGAATATATTGCTCCAGTACCGAAGTATTTATCACCAGGCGTTATGCTCCCAAACCAACGTTGAGCTTCTACAGAATTAACGCTTTCTAAATTAAACGGCTGTGTGTCTGAATTTTTAGGCCACGTTAAAGGCCAGAATTCTCCATATGATGAAGATTCATGGGTATCTTTATTGTAATATAAATGTTGTTCAAACTCATCAAACGTGCTTATTAGCTCCCTTTTCAAGTTTGTAAATTTTGTAATATTTAGTTTGTAGTGAGGAGAACCTGTTGCTGCAGTTCCTGACAATCCAATCAAGTCTGTTGAAAGAGAAGAAATTGAAGTATCATATCCTTCTATTTGTTGTAATTTGTATTTAAAGTTTTCTAACTTTTCAACCGCACTACCAAAATGAACTAGTTTAGAAAAATCTGTTCCTTCCATTTTAAAATCAAAATTTAACCTAACATCGCCTAAGCTTCCTGTTTTTTGAGATAGTCTATTTAATATTTTATCTCTAACGGTTGGTTGTGTACCAACTAACTCGTCAAAGGTTTTCCAACCGGTTGGGGTAGGGGTATCATATTGAATAGGTATGCTAAAATCAGCTGGTGCTAGGAAGTGTGGTTGGGCTGCTGGTGGAGTATACTCTACAAGTATAGGTTCAGTTATAGATTCTATTATGGCTTTAACTATCCATAACTCATCTTTTTCTTCGATATCGCCTGGTAGCGGTTCGTATAGTTTTATTACTAAAGAGTGAGGTGGTTCTGGGTATGCTTTGTAGTCAATTAGCCAATTAGTTGCTAATGCTACTTCATTTCCACCAAAGTTTAATCTTACATCGCGGAAAAAATCTACTTCTACGTCTGCTATTTCTGGGTTTTGTTCTCGTCTTCCAAAGGCTAAAAATTCATCAGATAACGATGGGTCATCTGGATCTTTTGGTCTAACCCTTATTTCCATACGACTATTTGATATTTCGTCTATAATTAAACTGTTAAAATTATTACCTACAATATTTCTAAAGAAATTATATTGTACATCAAATCTTCCAGATCTATATCCAAGATTTCTTATATCTTCATGAATACTAAGTTGAATTGTAGGAGATTGATTTTTTGTATCTTCTTGATTAACAGACCAAGTACTAATATTATATGAACTCTCTAAGGTGTTATCACCACTAATAACGTGCATTTCAACGTAGTCATCAAATAAACCAGTTCCAAAGTTGGTAAACATTGGTCTACTTTTAATAAGCTTTATATCTTTTGGGTCGTATGTATTTATTCTAGTTGCCATATATATTTTAGAGCTCCTGGTCTTTATACGTTAATTTATCTACTTCATTTGTTCCTTGGAAAGTAAATCCTGTCGAACTTTTGTGCGATTCGTATTCACTCATACTTGTAAATTTAACGTTTGGTTTTCCTGGTTCAATGAAGAAAATATTTGAAGTTGAATCTTGAAAATACTTTCCAATGGCTCTTGACCTAGAAAGGTTTTGACTTTTGCTTGCTATAGAGCTTGCCTTTGAAATTAAAGTCTTTGCTTGATTTGTTGACTTAGGCAAATCTTTTCCTTTATAAAAGTTTGGTTCTTGATTTGACTCTACCCACTGGTTTCCATTCCATTCTGCTAAGAACCATCGTCCATCTTCTGTGTCATAGTCAAAGTATGAATCAAATTGACTAAATTCTGCGTCATGATCGTCATCTCTAACAAGAGCTCCAGTTGGTAATCCATTGTCATCTAATTCCCTTAATAAACCTCCAAGAGGGTTAAGAAATATAGTTTTTGTATACGAGCTACCTTTTTCGTTTTGAACCTCACAAGTATATCTACCTCTTTGTTGTAGTTGAACATTATATAGTCTAAGAATAGGTTCGTTTCCAACTATTGCAGCTTGGGCATTTCCTATTCCGTCTGCTGTAAATCTCCAAATATAGGTTAATCCTTCGTTTTTTCTAGTACCGTCATCATCAATATAACTATATGCATCTGCATAAAAAGCAACATTATTATTAGATGGTATTTGATAACTAGGTTCTCCTAGCTCTGGTAGTGTTTGAATGGTGTATCCATCACTTCTAGTACCATCTAATAATCCATATCCTGGATAACATTGGGTATCTATCACTATAGGTGCTTTATTTGGACCATCTAATGGCTGAGGTTGAACTGCTAATTCAGTAATTTCAGTATCAACTATCCTTCTAAAGTCTGCATTGTCAAATACATATCGAGCATTTGCAATCACCATTCGTTCTCCATTTTCTTCACTATCTTCTGTGGAAATTATTATTCCAGCCGGGTTACGCACAACTTTTTCTGTTGCGACTTGATTGTTTCCGTCTTCGTCTCCTTCGTCAGAAGCTATTCTGTTTTTACCTGCAGGTCGTATTGATATTGAACCTAATGAATAATCAAAATCATCTCTATATTCAAATTGCTCTGGATTTTCTTTTGCCAGCTCAATTTTACAAGCTCGAGCAAAAGGAGTATATACCTCATCAATAGCTTCAAACCTATTAGATGAACCCTTTACAGGCCTGACAATTTTATTTGCTCCGTATTTATTTGACCTAGGTGTTATAGGGCTGGTTGGAAACCTACGCTTATTACTTCTAGCTTTTCTAGGAGAAGTTCTTCTAGATTTTCCTTTGTTTGAGTATGCCATTAGTTAATCACCTTAAATATATAATCATTATCAAAAAAAGATTGACTACTTGGAAAATCAACGTTTCCTCCAATAGTTTTAAATACAAACTTATACCTTCTTTCAGGATAAAATTGATCCATCCAGAGTTTAAAATGGTTTCCATTGCCATCAGCAGACAATTGAGTACCAGGCTCATCAAAAGGAATCACAACCTCATCAGTTACATAGTCCCTAACAGAGTAGTATGTTTGTTCGGGTAAAACCATTTGAGTTAGGGCTGCTGATACCGTGTCATATGTTTTTGCTGGAAATTTTTCTCTGACTACAAGTCTAAATGTTTCTCTAGACTTTGAGTTATATTTTGATTTTAAGTTTTTAATGTCAACGATACTTTCTGTTAGTGTGGTATCTAATACCTGTAATGCTGTTGCGTAATTGTAATCTTTTGTTACGACTTCTAGTTTTGGTTGGTATACTGTATGAGTATCGGCTGAGAAAAAACTGAGTTCTCCAAGAGGTTTTCCATTTCTTTCTTCATCAACCTCTCCTGACTCTTGTGATCCACTCCTAAGTATTATGAATCCATTTTGTTCGATTTCTTCGTTAAACCAATTATTTACTATATCGGTAACATCCAATCTTAAATCTGTTAACTCGTAATCAAACGACTGTGAAGCACTACCTGAGTTGTAATACCATGTTCCTCCTCCAGGATTATTTGAAAAAGATCCAGTACCGTCTGACCCTTCAAGCACACTACCACTAGCCCACTGGGTACCAAAGTATTTTTCTCCATCTCTATATTTCCAGCTGGATCCTTCTGTTTGGGTAACTATTATTCCACCTTCGCTTTGACGATCTATTCTTCTTCCTTTACCCATATTCCATGATTCGCTTACTGGAAAGGCTTCTATTCCGTACTTATAATCTATTGCAGCTGCTTGCAGAGTATATAAGTTGAGATAGTATTTAGGGGATGACGCATTTGGATAATTTTCGCCTAGTACTCCTGCGGCAACTGAGCTAGATAATGCTGACAAATCGAAATCTATTAGTATTCTAGAGTTAAATGTTTTAGCAGTATTGGATGATGAAACTATTTTTTGTATTTGTAGCACTTCGTCTACCCCAGTATTCATACTAGAAGTAAATTCGTATAGTGTTGTATCTCTATTTGCTTTGATTGAATATATCATTATTTTTTCTCCTAGTAGCCTACGACTTTACCTCTAATATCTTTTGATGGGTACTTGATTTCAAATATTGCTGGGTCTTGAGAAGGATAAATTACTTTGTTTTTTGTTGCAGATTGTATGTCATAAAAATTTCCAGAATATCCAGATGCCTTATCAAATTTACAATGTATTTGAAGGTCAGCAACTGTTTGTACTCCTTCAACTTTATCTAACTCTGTTGCTACATTTCCTAAAAATATTGGTTCATTAAATTGCCATTTATCTATAGCAAATATATCTTGTATTTTAAGTATACACTTAGCAAGTACTTCTTTTCCTTGATAACCAGGTAAAGGCACTATTGAAAAATCAACACCAAGGTTTATTATAAAACCGTCTTTAATATTTACTGCGTCTGTTAAAAGTCTAAATTTACTTAGGTAGTTTCTAACATTTTCTTTTGTCACTATGTTTGCAGGCGCCAATTGACCACTTGCATTATAAGCAAGCATGTAGCAATTTATAGCTAAAGGATTTGACAAAGAACCTCCTGTGTCTGGGTTTTCTTGTTCATCTTGAATTAAATATGCTTTTGCCACGTTTCCAAATCTACCTGGCATTGAATATATTCTAGCAATATAATCTTCTCTAGTTACTGCTCTATTTTGAGCAGCAAAAAACGCTAATGCATTTTGTCTTATTTCTTCTATTGTTTCAGCCGATTTTCCTCCAGCTGCTGGTCTTGGGTTGTTTACCGCTATAGATCCGTTAACAAAATTTATTGCATCTGCCGCTAATCCATCGTTGTCAAGTGAAAATGCTACCGAGCTTATATCAGTTATGGTTCCTGCTGGAACATTGGCTTCAACTCCTCCTCCAACTAAATACTTTATAGTTAAATCTGTATTTGCAGGAGCCTGTCCATATGCTCTAGTAAACATTGTATTTGATGGATCCCAGGCGTTGTCTATTTGAGAAACGTTTCCATATGGTAGTGCTAATCCAACATTGTCTGGGTTAGGAACAATTATTTCGTCTGCCTGTCCAGAGTTTCCAGCACCAAATAATATTTCAGTTGACATATCTGGCCTTATGTTGGTCACAAATCTTCTACCGGTTCTTTTTAATTTTAAAAGATAAGGAGTATCTTCATTAAATTGAGCAAGCTCTTCGTCTTGAAGGGCTGTATTTTTTACATCTACATAAGAAGTTTCTTGAGCTAAATAATCTACCTCGTAATATTTATTTCCATCTGTGTCTACAATATTTAATACCTCTATAACATTTTCTTCAGGCAAAAGTCTTTTGTCAAATTTAATTGGGCTACCAAATTCAAATGTTCTTGATTTTTCTGTTCCAGATTTTGCGTAAATACTTTTTTTCAATAAAAAACTTTCTGGGTTACCATTTGCGTCTATTTTATACACCGATATATCAGTCGCGTCAATTGAACTAGAAAAGGTAAAATCTATTGGGGCCGTCGTAAAAAATTCTTGTGCACCTTGGTTTGGAGCATTTACCCGCATTCCTTCATCTACTACTGGGGCATATCTAAAGTCAGGAACAACGTTTGCTCCTGATCCTATTGGGGGAAGTAATATAAATACATCTAGTTCTACGTTTGCTGCAACAGTTGGTTTAACCTTATAACCTAATCCTCTTGCAATCGACATTATATTACTTCTTTCTTGAGCCTCTGTTATTAAGCTTTCTCTAAGCTGGTTATCTATATAATAAGATAATACATCTCCAACATAGGCTGCCATTTCCATAAATATCATTCCAGGAGAAGATTCATTAAAGTCGTTAAACACATCTGGAAAATAAGTTTTAGAGTAGTCTATTAGTTTTGTTCTAAACTGCTGAAAATCTTTATTTAGGTATCTTAAATCTTTTTTAATTGTTTGTAGTCCCATATTAATCCGCCTTTATGTCTAGTATAATAGTTCTTTCGTCTATTGTATTATTAATTAAACCTATAGTTAAATGGACAATAATACCGTGATTTACATCTGCAAATGATGTTCCTTCTTGCGGATTTTTTGGTATTTCTGCTGAAGGATTCTTAATTACAATATATGGCAACCAAAATGCTATTGCGTCGGTTATTTCAGTTAAAACTGCCTCTCTAAGGTTTGGGTAGTTTGGCTCAAATAGAAATCTTCGTATATTTGTTCCAAAGTTTGGATGCATTACCCTTTCGCCTTTAACGGTTAATATTAAATTTTTAACATTTGATACTGCTTGGTCTATAGACAAATAGTTTTTATTAAATAACCTCCCATTATCTCCCTTTAAAGGTAAAGATAATCCCAGCGATATGTCCTGTTCAAAATCTAAAGGCTCTATTTTAAACTCTTCTCTTCCTGGTCCAGGGTTTGAAGATCGCTTTACAATTTTACCTCTTGAAGGATCAATTTGAACATTATTTTCGTTATCTACTATTGGTTCCATTATACGTTATTATTTTTTCTTTTTATCGATTGCTTTCATTAAACCGCTATAATCTCTAGTTAATACTCCTGCTAGTTCGTCGTCTATTTGTACGTGTTTTCTGTCATCTGGTAACATTTGTTTGGCTGATGGTTTTCCTCCAAACATCTGTTCAGGTGATTCCATTCCCATCATTGAAGCTAGGCCGGCCCTACCATCACTTGTATTTAATGTTTTTCCTCCCATAGTTTTCCATTGATCTTTAGGAGTAGCTGCAGTTTCATTTAATACTTCATTTAAAATAGGATCTTTTGCAAAACTTTGTTTTTCTGTATTAAACAATCCATCTGCATGTTCCATCATTTGATTAAATTCTGTCTTTTTAGAGGGTTGTTTTTTGTTTAGTTCTTCTTTTATTGCTAAACGTACTTCTTTTCTGACAACTTTTTTTATAACCTCTAGTAAATTTGATTTTTTCATAATTTTTCCTCTTTTGTAATACACTATTTATCAATATATAAATATCAATAAATAGCAAATATTAACTATAACCATGGCAATGTTACACCGGATGTAGTATTTACAGCTTTTCCTGTAGCAAACCACTGAAGAGCTACTAAAGACATGATATTTCCGGCACTTCCTAATTGGGTTATTTTAACAATAGTTGCTCCTTGTTGTTCCCATATTGGGCATGGAGATAGTGGTGGAATCGCTGCAAATGCTGGTAGCATTCCTAGTCCTAACGATGCAGCAAATGCTGCTGCTCCTTGTTTCATAAGTGTTTTTCCTGGGTCTTCTGGCTGATTATATGCATTTATAAATATTCCAAATGCTGCTTGTCTAGCTATTTCTGCAGAAACAGATGGTGGAGCTGGTTTTCCAAACCCATTGTAAAATGCGTCTGCCCATCCATTTGCAAAAGCAAGAGCATTAGTTGGAGGATTTGCTTCCAATTTATCTACTGCGGCTGCGAATAATGCTGGGTTAAACGGCATAGTTATAGTGTTTTATTTTGTGGACTTAAAAATTCTTTTAATCTACTTTTTATTGATGAATATTGAGATGCGTTTATGGGCGGCCCGCTGACGCCAACCGGAGTGGGATGTGTTTCTGCCGCTAGTGCGTCACATAACTCTTCAAGCAGTCCTAGTAGAGTATCTCCTAATACTACTGGCTCAACAGCATCTAATCCAAGGTATATTTCCGGACTATTTATTATTGTTTCACCTCCACTATCAACATTAAAAGTTCCGTTGGTAGATATTCCAACAGTTTCGTTACCTATAATTAAAATAGCGTCTTCTTTTGCGTTAAATAGTAATCTATCTGAATTTATAATTACCTGTTTTCCTGCATATTTATTTGGGCTATCTGGTTTGTAAGCCATAATTTTCTCCTATACTAAAAAGTCCCATGTTGGGTGGCTTCTAGGTACTCTAGAAAACATACCTGTTCCTGGCGCATATTCCCAGTGCCAACGCTCTTTTGCAACCGTTCTAATAAATCCATACTCATGCATATTTGCAACAAGCCATCTCCAAGTTTTAGATGTTTCTTTATAACCTTTAAAGTCTGGATCTCTTTTTGGATGTCCCCATCTTTTACCCATACCTGTATTTATATCAAATGCTTTACCATTTTGGTGGTTGGAATGTCCTGGTCCAGCGGTTAATGGATCAAAATA